CCTCTGCGTGGTTTAATGAAGTCATCGTAGTTTGGCTTTTTTGCCTTATCCATTTCCATAGTTTCTCCTTTTTTAGCAGGAACACAGTTAGGAACCATGCGTCCATCTTTTTCTTTCATTCCTTGTTGTTCATAGCCAACCCAACATGCCTTTTGCATGTTATCCCATTTATCCATTTCCTCATCATCTGAGTAATAGGATTTACTAACTTCTTCATCTGACTTTCCAATTTGAGTGTTATACATTTCCATCATAGTTTCAGGATCTGCTGTTGACGGAATTCCAGATCCGTTAGAACCCATTTCAACTACAAGATCTACTGATACAGATAGTGATTCAATTTTAATAACGTTAGACATACGATGATAAGAAACATATGCTTTTTCTTCCCAAGCACCATCTTCTTCTTCATATTCACGAACAATAACTGGCTTATCGTTTTCCATGTATTCCATAGAATACTCTGATCCTGGCAATCCAAGCAATCCTGAATTAGTCATTACGTACTCAACACGACCAACCATAATTTCATCATCTTCGCCCATGTACATAACAAAGTCGCCTTCTTTAATTTCATGCATACTTTTTCCTATGTTGCCTTCGGAACGATTAATTGCATAAATTTGTGCTGCTGCTTCACTACGAGTTTTGTGACAGCCCATAACTTCATTTGTACCCTCTTTTAAAGCAGGGTAGCCTGAGCAACCAAATGAACCTTTAGCACCTATACGATATGGCATCTTAGTATTATATCAGTTTTTCGTATGAAGAAGTCTGATTATTTCTAATAGATTCCAGCGTTGAGATTTTGATAATGCCCTTAGACTTTGCTCATCAAAAGCCTTTTCCGTAAGGGTAATTATAGGGTCTTTAGAGAATAAATCTATATCTACAAACCCATTTTCCCATAAATCCATTACCCCAGCATTGACTTCATTTAAATGTTCTTTGTATAAATCAGGCATTAACTTTTCTATTTTAGGGGTAAAAGAATAAAGTAATTCCCCAGTTTCCTGATTAATACCCGCTGGCTCAAGTCCACCATTAAGAATAAGTTTTTCAATAGTTGCGTCTTCTTCATTCATTTCCTATAAACTCCAATAAAGATTGTTTGGTTTGTGCTCCTGTTATACGGCTAATTTCTTTATTGTTTTCAAATAAAACAAATGTTGGAACAGCCCTGATTTGAAAGGTTTGTGCCATTTCTTTTTCTATATCAACATCAACCATTTGAAACATGCCAGGAAGATACTCCCTATTTAGTTCTTCAACAATTGGCTTTACCTTTTTGCATGGCTGACACCAATCTGCAGTAAAATAAAGTACTGATTTCATTTGCCTGATTTTACTCTAGCCTTTTGCAATGCTTCAAAATCTTTAACTTTGGCATCGCCAAGGTATCCCCAAGCGTAGCCATCATTAATCATTTTATCGTTTAATGATTCTGTGTCTCCATTAACGTATAGCCAGCCTAAAATGCGACCAAACTTTTCAGTTGAATTCATTTTTTCAGTTTTAATTACAACAGACTTAGCATCTTTAAGGTGTTTCTTTAAATATTCTTTAGATTCAAGACCAAGAATTTTTTCAGCCTTATTTGTTGTTCGTGATTCTGGAGTATCAATTCCTGCTAATCGAACACGAGAAGCAAATAAAATATCAAAACCTAAATCAATAATTACGTCAATGGTATCTCCATCAACAACATTCTTTACTTCTTTAACAAAATACTCATACATTATACTGCCCCAATCGCTTTGTTTTCTATAAGTCTTTCACGCTCATCAACAACGGCATACATAAAAGCCATCATCTTTGTATATCCATCTGCATTGTCTACAATTTTATTGTAATGATGGGAGCAAAATAGCAACTCTCCACTTGTCCCAGCAATCTTTACATAAGCCTGTGCCTGACATCTATCACAACGATCATTTAATGTAAGCACCCATTCTTTTGGTTTAACACTTGGATGATCTTTAAGTATATTAGTCATATTGCTATTATATCTCTACTTTCTGTTATCCGTTGAATAAAATCCACTACCGTTAAAAATTGCAGCAGGGGCACTCCAAAGTCTTTGCATTGATTGATTGCAACAAATTGGATACTTTTCATCATTAATTGCTTTTTCAAACTCTATTTGTCCAGAGCAAATAGAACATTTATAGTCATATCTTGGCACTATTTGCTCCTTTCTTTTAATAAAATGGACAGTTTATTATAGGACATGTCCAGGTCCATCTATCTATTATACAGTGTTGATTACTTTTTTGCAACTTTGATTGCAATTTCCTTTGGTTTTTTGTCCTCTGGAACTATGCGATCAATGTCAATATTTAACATACCGTCTTTCATTTCGGCACCAGTCACTTCCATATATTCACCAAGTGCAAATGTGCGGGTAAATTTTCTACCAGCAATTCCTTTGTGAACAATTTCTGCCTCTGTTACTTCAACTATTTCTCCTTTAATGATTAGTGTTCCGTTATCTACGGATACTTTAATATCATCTTTAGAGAATCCAGCAACGGCTAAGGATAGTTTGTATGTATCCTCATCTAATTTAAGAATGTCGTATGGCGGATATGCCTGACGAGTTGCGAGATTGTGTACTGAGTTTAAGCGGTCCAATTCACGATTGAAACCAATAAAAAATGGATCCTTAAAAAGATCCAGTGCAAATGAACTTACCATTTTATTTTCTCCTTTTCAGCGAGTTTGTTTGCTGTATCCCCTTACGGCAGATACAATACTATTATACCAAATTTTAGTACCTCCAACGGAATTCGAATCCGTGTTACCGCCGTGAAAGGGCGGTGTCCTAGGCCCCTAGACGATGGAGGCATAGAGCGGATAGCGGGAATCGGACCCGCACATTAACCTTGGCAAGGTTACGCACTACCACTATGCAATATCCGCAATACTACTATTTCAATACATCAATAACTGTATTATTTTTATTAGTATCAGAAATAGTTGCAATAGACTTTAAGTAATCGTAAGTTACTTGATAACTACCGCCATAATTTTTTGCCCAGTATGCAGCAAAGGCTGCTGTTGCAGCAGATGTACCAGATATATTTCCTGTTGGCAGTTCGTGTCTACCTAAAGAATAAAAATCAACTTCTGCAGAATCATTTGCATAAGATTCTGTATTTCCTCTAGGACCTACCGAAGAAACACCAATTGCATCCGCTAAACAAGATGGATAATCTATACGAGTTTTATCAAAATTATTTCCAGTAGAAAAAACAGATGCTACACCATTTGACTTAAGTAATTTAATAGATTGAATTAAACCAGCATCAAGTCTTGGTCTCATTTGACAATAGTTGGCACCACCATTTAATGGTCTGTGACCAACTGAAGCAGAGACTGCTACAATATTAAACTTAGTTTTATTTTTTGCTACCCAATCAAGCGCTTGCTTAACTGTACTGTTTGCGTTGGCAGCGCCATATGCAACTGTCCCGTTCCTACCCATTGGAAATATACGAATAAAAACAATATTAACGTTTGGATTAGTTTTAACTGCTACTTGAGCCATTCTAGTTCCATGGTCAAATCCACCAGCATAGAGTTGTGAGGCAGGAAGTGTTGCTGATCCTGGACCCTCTTGAAATGATTTTTTATTTGGACATTGAAGTTCTTCCATTAGACAAACCTCATGTACAATTTTACCTTGTAACTCTGGTAATGTTGTATCAATTGCTGTATCAATAATGACAATTGACTTATTTGGCTCTGCGTGTACTGGTTGTAATAATGTTAAACCAAATACCGCTATAATTCCCACTGCTATTTTTTTCATTTTACCCCTTAGTTGTTTGCTATTTTAATTACTACCTGACAAGGGTCTCCGCCCTCTTCCCATTCTTCTGCTTCTTCATCACTCATATAAGGATCTCCCTCATGAGTGTTACAAAACGGTTCTGTTACCCAGCCCCGTTCAATTCCGTTAGTTAACCAAATCTCAAACTCATCAAGATTTGATGCTTCACCTTGAATATCTTTTAATATGTCATCAAAATTTGCCATATATAAATTATACCTTTAAATGCTTACCACGTCAACTGGCCCCATACAGGATGGGCTAAATTTAATAGCAGCACTTACTGCCCCCATAACTCTTTTACGAGGATCTTTAGATTTTTCGGTAGCATTTAAATACCCATAAGCATATTCAGCGCCAGAACCCATCGCTAAATAATCTAAATTATACTTAGATAAAGACATATCAACTGCATTGTGTTCGTATATCTGTCCTTTAACACAAATAATTAAACCAAGATCAGCCTCTTTACCAGTATCAACCCACCAATCATTATAGAAATTTTTAAGTTGTTTGATAAACTTAGTTTGCATAAACTTGTCTATATCTTTGATGTCTGGAACATAAGGATTAAAATTATAACGAATGCGTTCTCCGTCTAGGGCACCTGCATATCCAAGTAAATATGGACCAAGTTTCCAAACTTTTGGTGCTGTTAAAGCAAGAATTGTATTATCATCAGATGCGCCACGATCTCCAGCCATATAGACTTTATTTTCATGACGGACTACAGCAAGAACAGTCATACAGAAATCCCCTTAGAGTATACCCTTTAAGTATAGCAAATGATTATTGCTTAGTCAAACACCCTTATTTGATGGTTTGACCACATGCTGAGCATGTTTTAGGCTTTGCAGCAGCCTTTTTAGCAGTACCCGCAGGGGCAGAGCCAAACTTAGGTCTACCAAACCCTACAATAGAAACCATAATGCCTTTTTTATTTTTCTTAAAGGCACGAAGTTTTTTACAAACCTCTCCACCATTGCGTTGGCTACCTTTAGGATCTCCAGATGTATTACCTTCAATACACCATACTGTTCCATCCTGATTGTCTTTAACAACAATTGCTACGTGAGATATCCTATCTACCCCATCAGATGGAAAATCAAAATAAGCAATATCTCCTGGCTCTGGATCTGCTAAGTCTCCGTCAATCCATGATCCTGCTTTTTTAAATGCTTGTGCTCCACCTGGAGTATAAACAGTATTAGGAATTTTTACTCCTGCTTCATTTGCACACCAGTTAACAAATGAACCACACCAAGGTTGAAAATCTGCTTTGGTAAATTTACCATACTTGGTTTCGTTATCTTTAGGACCTTCAATAGTTCCTACTTCTGCAGTAGCAACTTCAATAAGACGCTCTGCTGTACCTTGTTCTGCCATTATTTGTCCCAGTCTGCATCTACTGGTTGTTCTTCTGGCATTGCTCCGTCTGGCTTAGAAAGTCTACGTGCTTTTGCTTCATCAATTTCTGACTCTAATTTTTTATCTGCCATTGTATTTTTAGCATCAACTTCTTTGTTTGCAATCTGTGCTGCCATAACATCTTTAGCACCAGATGAGCCAATTAATAAACCAGCAAGCGTTCCTGTAATAAATGTTGCTACGCTACCAAGAACATTAAAAAACATTTTATCGTTTTCTGATTGTCCTGTAATTGGCTGTGTAACAAATATAAGGGCATACATAATGCCTGTTGCAGTTATAAATAAAATTGATCCTAGTGTGATACCTAAGATAAACTTAAG